TTTCTTTTTATAAATAACAGGAGGCTATATGCAAAAGTTATCTCCCTTACAAAGGCTATCAGCATGTTTAATCGCCATAAACTTTTTTGCAATAAACTTATTTGTAATAATTAACTCTATGATTGAAGAAAAAAGAAAAGAAGATTTTTCTATATCTTTTAAAGGATTTGCTAGAAAAAGTCAAATGCGTAAAGTCTTAGATGAAAACACTGTCAGGGTAGCTATCCAAGATAATAGTGCATATTGGGTTGTAAATAATATTCTATATACAGCAAATGTTAGTAAAGATGGAAGAATTCTTAATGAAAATGCTGAAAGAGTCAATGTATTTGACCTTTCTGAAAAAGAAGTAAACAATCTTCTTTCAATAATTGACACCATAAGTAGTTAGTTTAAAGTTGACATTCTTTAAATAAAAATGTATAATAGTATTTAATAGAAAAGGATTTACTATGGTTATTGTAGTTGAGGGAACAAAAGGGTTCTCTGATTATGAGATATTTATGAGAGCAATGACAGTAGCTTTGTCAACCCCAAATGATAATAATCAAATACAAGTTTGGAGTCTTGGACCACATAAGATTAATAATTTTACTGCAGCGTTTTGCAACTCTTCAGAAAACTATTTAAAGCAAAAAGGATTTAAAGTTTCTTTTTCTAAAATAAATGAACAGTGGGTAAAGCAAAATGTAGAGCATGTTACATACTATGCATACTTTAGTTTGCCAAAAGAACCATTGTCAAAATTTGCTACATATATGGAGCATCAAGAAGGCATTGAGATGGGAATATTTAGGTACTAAATGAGTTTAACAATCTGGTCTTTAATAATTTTTGCATCTTATAGTATATTTTATTTGTCAATGCTTTTAGCAGTAACATTAAAAACAAGTGTTACAAAGGTAGCGTTTATGGTTGCATCTTGGATGGTATATCAAATAGTCACACTATGGTATGGTCTTGCTACAGATCAAATAGGCTTTATTCTAATGTTTATATTTCAATTTATTGTTACAATTTTAACAGTAATTATTAATGCAGAAAGATATACTAATGAAAATATCTGATTTACATAAAATGGAATCAATTGTAAGCAACAATTCATCTCTAACGTGGGATGGCTGGAATGTTGTATACCTTGAAAAAGACCAGGATGCCAGTCTAAAAAAGAATGCAGCTTTTATTGATTCTACTTGGCACAAGAAAGTTGTGTTTGAAAATACTGGTGGGGTATGGGATATTCCAGACTCTATATTAAGGAAGGGCGATGTACAAGTTCGATGAAAAAGCTCTATGCCTTAATATGGATACAAATCTTTTCTTTGATCAATATGAAGAAAATCCAGAAGTTTCAAAAAAGGTAGATCTTTTGTGTACAAAGTGTCCAGCACAAAGACAGTGCTTAGCATACGGAGTAAGTAATGCTGAGTGGGGTGTTTGGGGTGGCGTTTATTTGGAGGGCGGAAAGATATCTAAAGAGTTTAATAATCACAAAGAAAAGACTGATTGGTTTAAGGTCTGGTCTGGAATTACAATGGAGAGTAATTAATGTATACAGATAAGATGAGACATGCTATTAGAACTGTAAAGGCTCCAAAAGATTTTGAAATAGCTATTGCAGACTACGATCATTTTCTTTCTATCCAATTTTATGAAAGTCATTGGAGACATTTAAATGACAATGAAAGGCTTCGTTGTATAGAATATATGATGAAAGTAAAGAATATCTTAGAATCGTTAGGTGCAAATGTTACACTTGACCCAATCCTAGATATAAAGTATAATGATGAAAGACAGCTATAAGGAGTAAAAATGGCTACAACAATTACGGTAATAGGAAACCTGGTTAAAGATCCAGAAAAAAAGGATCTTGGCTCAGGTAAAGTTCTTGCAAAGCTTCGTGTTGCAAGTACAGAAAGATTCCAGGATTCTGATGGAACTTGGAAAGATGGAGACACAGCATTTTATGATGTTGTATGTTGGAGAACTCTGGCAGAGAATGTCTCATCTAATCTTTCAAAAGGAAATAAAGTAATCGTTCATGGTAAGTTAAAGTACCGTGAATTTGACAGAAAAGACGGAACTAAGGGCAATGCCTTTGAAATTGATGCAACTGATGTTGGTGCATCGCTATCAATTAAGTCTGGAACATTTAATAAAACTAACAATGTTTCAAACGTAACAGTTTCAGTTGGAGCAGAAGAGCCTGATCCCTGGGCTTAGTTGGGTGTCCCCCGAAAGGGGGGCATTTCAATATTGACAAAATACAAAAAGTTTGGTAAAGTATATTAATGCCAGTATATTTATATGCATGTGAAAAGTGCGAGGACAATAAAGAGTTGGTCAAGGGTATGAATGATCCTGATCCAGAAAGTTGTCCAGATTGCGGTAGCAACATTAAAAGAGTTTTTAGTGTTGGAGGAATTGCCTTTAAAGGAAAAGGCTTTTATAGTACAGGAGGATAAAGTGTTTGGAATTACGAGAGATCCAATGAATATTAATGAACATCAATATCGTGCAGTAATAAGTTTAAATAAAAATAGAACATTCTGGAAAGCTTCTGTTCAAAGAAGAATTTCTGTTAATGAATGGCAAAAAGTTGTTTGTGGGCTAAAAAATATTAAGTTTACTTCAAGAGAAGATGCAGAAGACGCTGCAAGAAAAAAAATTCAAGAGCAAAAAATGCTTGATCATAATGATTTATCTAGCATAAGGTATGTAATTTACGATGACTAAAGGATTTCAATATGATTTCTTTGCAGAAGAATGGTCTCATAAGTGTGGTGCATGTAGTACAGAATTGTATGCACCAACTAAAAAACATATGGAAGGCAATTTCTGGCTACATACACATTCAAATGATTGCATTGGAGGTTGGTAATGAAAAAAAATAAAAAAGCAGTTAAAAGAGTAAGAAAGTTACATCATCCTATGACTTGGACTACTCGCAGCACTGCTGAAGTATGTTCGGAATGTAAAGTTCCTTATCCATGCAGAACTGTTCAAACATTGGATAGTAATGACTAAAGAAGGATTGGAACAGTTTTTATCTCAATTAGATGAAGAAATTATGATTATGGATGGTTTTGAAGAAGCATTTGTAGGCTTATCTAAAAGATGTGGTCAGCCAACACTTGCAACATATTCATTTCTTAAGATGATGGAAATTCTTGTTGAGCGTGACGATATGACTTGGGAAGAAGCTGATGAATATATAATGTATAACTGTGAGGGTGCTTGGATGGGTGAACTAACTCCTTTAATCCTGCATGAATACATTGATCCCTGGAGTAGCTAATGAATAAAGTTATAGTTGTTGATATTGATGGAACAGTCGCAGAAAAAACTGATAGACATATCTTTGATTACAAAAAAGTTTCAACAGACTCTCCTAAGCCTGAAGTTATAGAAGTTGTAAATTCACTTTGGAAATCTGGTTACAAAATTATATTTTTATCTGGTAGACCTGATTCATGTTTTGCTGATACATACGAATGGCTAAGGCTAAACTGCCCTCCATTTGTTAAACTATTTATGCGTAAAACTGGGGATAATAGAAAAGATGCAGAGATAAAAAAAGAAATATATTTTAATGAAATTAAGCCAAACTTTGATGTGCTATGCGTATTTGATGATAGAAATCAAGTAGTGGATATGTGGCGTGAAATTGGTCTTACATGCTTACAGGTTGCTCCAGGAGATTTTTAATGAGTTTGGTTGCAAAAATTAAAGAAATGTTAAAAGAATATCAAGAAGAAAATGGAACTCTTAGCGATAGAGATTATGAAAAGTTGTTTGTACATCTATACTTACAGCACGAAGATGAGTATTTAAAACAAAGAGTTAGTTCTATTAGATCAGATGGAAAAAGTAGGAATTATAGATGAAAGTTAGGATAAGTAAAAAAGAGTATTCAAACTATATTGAAAGTGATATAGACATTGCACTTGCAGCAGACATGGCTATTAAAATTATAAAGTCAAACCCTCTTGTTGTTGGCGAGCCTGTTGCTCAAATTACTCCAGGATGCCCTATGGGGTTTGCCAAGCCAAAAGTAATTGTGAATTATGACATTATTAGTCCTAGCATGCTTGATAACTTTAAGATGTTTTTAACAAGAACCTCTTTAAATGATGTTGTCAAAAAAATTAAGGAGGCAATTTAAATGAATTTTGAACTAAAACATGATGTAGATAAAGGACCAATAGTTAGATGGTTTGCAAATCAAGCAATGAATGTTTCATCTTGGTTAGCAAAAGTTTCTTCTCCATATGCAGACATGTATACAGCAGTGTGGGATGATTATGATGAAGATGATCTTTCTACTCCACACAATCAAATGGGAGTTTTTGATAATCTTGAAACTCTACCACAATTTAATAATCTAACAGATGACTTGCTATAATGTGCGATGAAGTTTATTATTATAAAGATCAGGTAAGAGAACTTCAATCTATTAATAGTTTTGTTAAAAGCAATACTTTACTTTCTGTCCAAAATAGGATAGAATATGTTAGAGATGAGCGAGCCAAGCTAGGTCTACCAGTTGGTGGCATTGACATGGCTCTTGAAATAGTTAGGACAATGTTAAATGAAAAATAAAGAAGTAAAAGACGATAGAACAATTATCTATGAAAGTAATATGTATACCGTGGATGAGTTTGTGATTAATTATTCTAAAGCACTAACGTCTTACTTGCTTGGTAGACAGGTTGGAGACAGAACAAAGAAGTCTCATATTGTTGACTTAGCGGTAGAAAATGCATCTTTTGCTGAAGCCCTTTATATTGGAATGGATAGCTTTAGATAATGTTTTTAACAAAGATGATTAAGTTTGCAGAAAAAATTGGCATGGACGTTGATGAGCTTATGGAAATGACAGTTCTTGATGCTATAATTAAAATAGAAGAAACCAGAAGTATGTGGGCAGATTTAAGGAAAGAAATAGGATAATGAAGATTGATTTTGTTGCTAGAAGTCCTTATTTTGAAAAGGTAGCTCCAAGACCATACCCCGCAAAAGAATATCTTCCAAAGTGGTATAAGACTATGCCATCATACAATAAGCCTCCAGGATATTCTGAAAGATTTTTAAGTGTTATTGGTGGGGTAAGTAGTACTTCTCCAAAGATGTGCACACCTATGTACGATACTTTTACTACTGGATATATAATTCCACTTCATACAGATTTAGAAGTTAGGATTGTAAATGGCGATCCCACTATCCATTGGAGAACAAAAACCATTCCAGTTGAAAGGCATGGTGGTGGGTATGAAATTAATGGCATTCCTGGAAATACTGGTCTTACAGTTCCAGACGGATACTCTTCAACAGTATTTAAATGGATAAATGGTTGGGATTTTAAAACTCCAAAAGGTTATTCTTGCTTAGTAACAGATCCATATGCAAATGAAAATAGTCCATTTAAAGCAATAGGTGCAGTAATTGATACAGACAAGGTAAGCCTGTCTATACTTCCACCATTTTGGGTTAAAGAGGGTTTTGAAGGAATTGTTGAAAAAGGAACTCCCATGGTTCAAGTAATTCCTTTTAAGAGAGAAAGCTGGAAAGCAGAGTATAGTTCTCTTGCAGAAGGAGAATACGATGCTCTTGAAGATGCAACCTTTGGATCAACTATTAAAAATCATTATAAAAGATTTGTCTGGACTAAAAAGGATTTTAAGTAATGTCTAATAAAATTAAGTTTGTTGCTGCAAATGAATATGGATGGAACATAGCACCAAGACCTTATCCAGCATCTCAAGCAGTTCCACAATGGTGGAAAGATATGACTCCATATATTATTGATGAAGATAATCCAGATGGTAGTAAGTTTTTAATAAAGAATCTTAGAATTAACGCTTCCCCCAAAAAATGTATGCCAATGCTAGACTCTATAACTTCTGGATATATTATCCCTCTTTGGGCTGATGTTCAAGTAAGAAGTGTATCAGATTCTGAATATCTTCCAGATGTATTTTGGAAAACAGAGAGAGAAGTTTTTGAGTCACATATAGATGGTGCTGGAAAAATACAAATACCAGATGGATATAACGAAACAGTTTTTAAATTTATAAACATGTGGACAATAAAAACCCCTCCTGGATATTCTGTTATGATATCTTCTCCAGTAGGGCATAATGATCTTCCATTTAAATGCGTTCCAGCTATAGTTGATACTGATAAATATGATGCTGCACTACCAACTCCAGTTTTTCTTAAAGAAGGATTTGAAGGAGTTGTAGAAAGAGGAACTCCGATGATTCAGGTTACTCCTTTTAAAAGAGAATCTTGGGAATCAGAATTTGACCTTTATAAGGAAGAAGAATATTTTTACAAGCAAGAGATGTACCTAAGAGCAGTATCTTTTGGAAATTATATAAAGACTCAATGGTCTAAAAAAATATATAAATAGGTATTAGGGTATAATTAAGTATGAGTAATTTAGTTGATATAAAAGTAATTGGTTGTGGCGGTGGTGGAACTAACGCTGTTGATAGCATGATACTACAAGGACTTTCTGGAGTAGAGTTTATTGCAATAAATACTGATGTTCAAGCACTAATGCCAAGTTTGGCAGATGTTAAAATTGATATTGGAAGAGATAGAACTGGTGGTCTTGGTGCTGGAGCAGATCCAAACATTGGAAGACTATCAGCAAAAGATAGCATAAGTGAAATTTCTGAAGTTGTTTTGGGTTCTGATGTTGTTTTTGTGACGGCTGGAATGGGAGGTGGAACTGGAACTGGTTCTGCACCTATAGTGGCAGGATGTGCTAAAAAGGCTGGAGCCTTAACTGTGGGCGTTGTAACCACCCCATTTGCATTTGAGGGCAAGAAGCGTATGATAAAAGCCTTAGAAGGAATTGATAATTTTAGCAAGGAAGTTGACACTTTAATTGTTGTTCCAAATCAAAACCTTATTTCTATGCTAGATCCAGATATATCAATGGAAGATGCCTTTAAAGAATCAGACAATATTTTATTAAAAGCCATAGCAGCAATATCAGATTTAGTAACAACACCTGGTCAAATTAATATTGACTTTGCAGATATAAAAAGAGTTATGAAAAATGCTGGAGCAGCTTTTATGGGCATTGGCTACGCAGATGGCGAAAACCGTGCAGAACTTGCAGGTAATAAAGCAATTACAAGTCCTATTCTTGACATAGATTTAAATGGTGCGACTGGAGTTTTAATCTCAATCGCTTCTTCTGGAGATATAAAAATGTCTGAAGTAAATCATATAGCATCCCTAGTATCTGACAAAGCTCATGAAGATGCTAATATAATTTTTGGAACCACGCTCGATGAATCTTTAGGTGATGGCATTTTAGTAACTGTTGTAGCGACAGGTTTTATAAATGAGTAGTCTTCAAAATATTGGATATAAGCATCAAACAGATAAGGCAACTTATCATATGTATTTAGATTTTTATGAAAAATATTTGCATAAAGATGATATTAACAGATTTTTAGAAATTGGAGTACAGGCTGGAAACTCTATGAAAATGTGGAGAGAATGGCTAAAGCCTAATTGTGTTGTAGAAGGTTGGGACATACTTAAGTGTGATGAAATTCCTGGTGTTGATATTAGAACTGTAGATCAGCTGGATAGAATTCAGGTGCTTGAAAATGTATCTGGAATTTATGATGTAATTCTTGATGATGGTGGACATACGAAGGAAATGATAGAAAGCTCTTTTGCATACTTATTCTCTAAGTCAAAAATATATATAATGGAAGATTTACATGCACCTTGGACTGGCTCCCATTACTTAAAAAAATCAGAAATTCCTACACTAGACATGTTGTTAAATTTTAAAGATAGAGGTTGGAACTCACCATATGGTAATCCAGAAGAGATAGATTATATTAATAAGAATGCTGAACTTTTAGATATTTTTGTAAGAGGAGAAAATCAAAGTCCACTATCTGCTGCTGCCATATTTATTAATAAGGCAAACATATGAGTAATGATATTCAGTGGACATTTGGAATCATAACTATTTATGAAGATAAGCAAAGACTTAAAGAGATTATAGACAGCATTCGTAATCTTAATATCCCAGAGTATGAAATTTTATTTGTTGGTGGAGGAGATAGTTCTGGTATTGATGGAGAAGATATTAGAAAGATTGATTTTGATGAATCAGTTAAAGAAAGATGGATTACAAGAAAAAAGAATATCCTTGTAAAAGAAGCCAAATATGACAATATAGTTTTAATGCACGACTATCATATCTTTGATAAGGACTGGTACAAAAACTTTGTTGAGTTTGGAATTGATTGGGATATTTGTTCTTGCCCACAGTATTTGATTACTGGATCAAGAAATCCTATGGACTGGTCTCTTTGGGATAAGCCAGGTCATGGAAGAGCCTGGTCTTTGAACTATGATGACTGGTCTCAGACACAATATATGTATATCTCTGGTGGATTTTTTATGGTAAAGCGTCATGTAATGATTGAAGAACCACTGGATGAAAGTCGTGGATGGAATGAAGAAGAAGATGTTGAATGGTCTTACAGGGTAAGAAATAAATATATTATGAAATGCAATGGAAAAAGTATTGTTAAACATAACAAGTGGCATAGACATGCAGGTACACAAAGATGAGTAATAGATTAGTTATATTTGATTTAGATGGTGTTCTAATTGATTCAAAAGATTTACATTACAAAGCTCTTAACAATGCATTAGAAAAGGTTGATCCAAAATATAAGATATCATACCAAGAGCATCTATCAAAGTACGATGGTTTAAATACTAAGAAAAAACTTTCTATGCTTACTAAAGAAAAAGGGCTGCCACAAGACTCTCATAATAAAATATGGAAAGATAAGCAAGAAGAAACTTTCTTAATGCTTGAAAATCTTCCAGTAAATACTAAAGCTATAAACATTATGCTGTATCTAAAATCTGAGGGTTGGAAAATTGCTGTAGCATCTAATAGTATTAGAGAAACCATTATAAAGTCTTTACACGGAATCCAGGTACTTCATTTAGTAGATTACATTGTTAGTAATGAGGATGTCTGGCATCCAAAGCCACACCCAGAAATGTACTGGAAGTGCATGGTAGCCTTAGATGCATTTCCAAAAGATACAATAATTATAGAGGACTCTCACATTGGAAGACAGGGAGCTTTAAATTCTGGGGCAAATCTATACCCAGTTAAAGATTCCTATGATTTTAATGATACAATATTCATAGAGTTTATAGAAAAATTTGAAAAGAAAGAGAGAACTGGACAAGTGCCTTGGAAAAATAAAGAGATGAATATCTTAATACCTATGGCTGGTGCTGGTTCAAGATTTGCACAAGCAGGTTATACATTTCCAAAACCATTGATTGAAGTTAATGGAAAGCCAATGATTCAGGTAGTTGTTGAAAATTTAAACATTGATGCACACTATATATTCTTAGTTCAAAAAGATCACTATGAAAAGTATAACTTGAAGCAGCTTCTTAACTTAATTGCTCCAGACTGCGATATAATTATTGTTGATGGAATGACTGAGGGTGCTGCATGTACAACTTTACTTGCTCAAGATCTTATAAATAACGACAAGCCACTGCTGATGGCTAACTCTGATCAGTATGTAGAGTGGGATTCAAATGAAGCAATGTATGAATTTTCAGCAAGTAACGCTGATGGTGGAATCCTTTCATTCAAAGCCACTCATCCAAAATGGTCTTTTGCAAAAACTGGAGAAGATGGTTTTGTCTCAGAGGTAGCAGAGAAGAATCCAATTTCTGATAACGCAACTGTTGGAATTTATTACTGGAAACACGGTTCAGACTATGTTAAGTATGCTAATCAAATGATTGATAAAAACATTAGAACTAATAATGAATTTTATGTTTGCCCAGTCTTTAATGAAGCCATACAAGATGGGAAAAAGATTAGGTTAAAAATGATTGATAAGATGTGGGGAATTGGAACCCCTGAAGACTTAAATTACTTTTTAGAAAATAACAAGGAGACATAATGGCAAAAGGTAAGAAAGACTATTTAAAAATGCAAAACGATTACTATGATGAATATGCTGCTAAGTGGTCTTTAGATTTTAGAGATCCAGTAGTTGGATCATATGATGCTCACAATAACTGGAAAGACTATGATGAATTTCTTTTTAAAGATTTTGATACTTCTGGTCTAGTAGCACTAGATTATGGATGTGGTCCAGGAAGAAACATTGTAAAATTTAATAGCAAGTTTGAAAGAATTGATGGAGTAGACATTTCAGATGTTAACCTAGAAAAGGCTAGAGTTAATTTACAGCATAATAATATAGAAATTCCAAACCTGTATGTAACATCTGGAGATAATCTATCAATGATTGAAGATGATGTTTATGATGTAATGTTTGCAGTAATTTGTTTCCAGCATATTTGTGTTCACGATGTTAGATTTAACATTCTTAAAGAAGCTTACCGTGTTCTTAAAGATGGTGGAAAGCTTTGCTTCCAGATGGGATTTGGTGGAAAAGAAGGTATTCCAACGGCTGGATATTATGATAATCTTTATAATGCTGCAAGTACAAATGGTCATTCAGATGTTAGCGTTACTAATGAAGATGAGCTGATTGATGATTTAGTTAACAAAATTGGATTTAAAAATTATAAGTCTGACATTAGACCAACTGGTCCAGGAGACAATCATAGAAATTGGATTTGGGTTCAGGTTGAAAAATGATTTATATATCCCATCGTGGTAACTTAACTGGAAAGAATCATGATCTTGAAAACAGTCCAGTATATATTTATCAAGCTATAGACAAAGGTTTTGATGTAGAGGTTGATCTTCGTCATAAAGATGGACAGATATTTTTAGGTCACGAAAAGCCTCAATATTTAATAGACGATAACTTTATTGATGAATGTAGAGAAAGTTTGTGGGTTCATTGCAAAGATAAAGAGTCTTTAAAATATGCCCTTGATGAAAACTTAAACTGTTTTTTTCATAAGGCAGATGATTATACTTTAACTAGCAAGGGGTATGTTTGGGCATTCCCAGGATTTGCAAAGGCAAACTCACAAACAATTGCAGTTCTCCCAGAACTATTTAGAACTGTAGAAGAAATGAAAGATTTAGACTATTATGGCTATTGCTCAGATATAATTGAATACATAAGGAGTAGTCACAATGTTTAAAGAGATAGATTATAACAAACACTTTGTTATTGGTACACCGCTTGTGGGATGGAAAGCAGACATGGGTGAAGAGATGTCTTGGCTAGAAAACTCAAAACAAATAATTGAAAAATTCCCGAATGCAAAATTCTTCACTGCATTAGAACTTGATACCAGAGGTTTGGAGCCTTTCGAAAGAGTTTTAAATGCACTAAAAGAAGTCAATGGAGATTTCTGGACATATACAGTAAATGATATGGAAAGCACTGTAACCTCTTCTAACAGATGGATTAGAATTGAAACTGGTAGAAATCTTATTAGAGAGTTTGCACAAAGGCTCCGTAAAACTTCTGGACATCACTGGGGAGAAGATTGTACAGAAGAAAATCTTGGAGTTGTAAACTATGATGCAATATTGTATGTTGATTCAGATATAGTTTTAACTGCAGAACTTATTGAAAAATTGTTTGAAGTAGATCATCCTATTGTTAGTGCAGATGTCCCAGCTTATGGACTAAGAGGAAAAGCTGTTTCTGATAATCCAAGAATTGAAGAGCACTGGAATACTGCAGGAATGCTTTTAGTAAACTCCCCAGCATTTTATGATCTACCTTGGTATCATAACTCATATCTTAATTTAAGTGATGATCCAACATTCCAGTCAATGGCTGAAAGATTAAAGGTAAGAGTTGGATTAGAGAATCTTGATCATACATATGGTATGACTTGGGTAAGAAAAGATATAAAAGCAGAGCATAAAGGTCAACTACTTTCCGTTGAAAATAGAAGAATTCCTCCTAGAGATATATAAATTTCCTTAGGATGGGAAACGACCTAGACAAGTCGTAAAACTGTCTAATTTTATTTGTGATAAACTAATTAAATGCACAAAAAGTTTTTAGCCTCAATATTTTCGGTATTATTAGTTTTTGCTCAAGCAACACCAGCAAGTGCATCTGATTCTATTAGATATAAATCTACAGAAATTCAAAAAATTTCAAGGGGAAAGTGGACAACTTTAAAATTTAAAGATGGTAAAACAGAAATTCAAGGTAATGGTAAAAGATCATTGTTCTGCTATCAGGCTGGTATTGATACAAAGGGAAAGAAAAAGCCATCTTATATTAAATTAAGAATAACCAGAATAGTTCCAGGTCCAAATGATCCAAGTGCAACCAATACATACTTCTTTACAGATAAACCAGGAAGTGAATTTGTTGCTTCTAATTGTTGGAATATTGTTACTAAGCACCCCGTAGTAGTTCAAATAAAAATTACTGGTGGAAGTAAAATATATAATTCTGACATAAGACAATTTAAAATGTGGACTCCAAATGGAGATTACCCACAAGACTTCTCTGATTTTATTCCTGAAACAACTATTAATTAGTTTATTAGTAATGATATAATAGACTTGTTAGATGCGTCTAACGAGGAGTCTATGCAATAAATTGAAAAAATTCTTTTCCTACCTACTATTGATTCCAATGTTTTTTATTGGCACGATGTTTTTAGCGTCTCCAATAACACAGGCAAATACTCCATTAGTTTGTAATATGTCTACCATTACTGGAGATGATGATGGATCTTTTCCAATGCTCCTACCTTTTAGTTTAACTTTGGGCAGCACAGAATATAATCAAATTTTTTATAGCACCAATGCAACTGTAACATTTGGACAGGCAGATGGAACTTATTGGGACTATCCACAAACACCATCTATCTCAATTGCTGGAAAAGACTGGGTTTCTTTTGGTGAAGGAGCTTATACATCTTACGGATACAATGAAAACTCATTCTGTATAGAATGGTCTGTTCGCCCATTCCCACAATCAACTGGACCTTTAACTCAAATGAGACTGGTTGTAACTAAGTTTTCAAATGGTGGATGGCACGGTGAAATTGTTACAATGACAGATCTTCCAGCAGATGCAAGAAGAGCAATCAGATATGAAAGAGGTCAGGCTGTTGTTCCAATGGAAGCAGCTTTTGATGTAAATGGTGGGGTTCCTATTGAGGTTGAGCCATCACCAACACCATCAAGTTTTACAGAGCCTCCAGTTGTTCCTAGTGAAACTCCAAGCCCAACACCTGAGCCAACACCTGAGCCAACACCTGAGCCAACACCTGAGCCAACACCTACTGCCAGCCCTGAGCCACAGCAATCACAATCACCAGAGCCAACATTAGAACCGTCACCGCAGCCAATAGACCCAAGCCCACTACCGTCAGAACCTGTTGTGCTACCTTCAGAAACTTCTTCACCTATTCCAGTCCCTTCTTTTTCAAGTCCCGTAGAATATCCGTGGCAGCCTGAAGGACCTGTTGTAGTTCCATCCCTAGATCCTGAGCCAGAGATTTCATATCCAGAACCATTAACTCCAGATCCAATTGAGAGTTCATTTCCTGATCCAGATCTTCCATCCATTGATCTTCCATCTAACAATGTTATCACAGAAATAACTGATACTGAAATAGATACTTTTGTTCAAGACTTTACTCAAAGTGGTACAATCTCAGATATTGAGACAGAACAACTAATTAACACTTTCTTGGGAGATGGTTTTATCTCTGAAGATGAAATTTCTGGACTTTCAGACTCTTTGATAGAGGATGGAGCTTTGACGGAAGATGAAAAAGAATTGCTTGTAGATGTTATCTTAGAACAAGCAGATGGTAATGCTATTTCAACTGAATTAATTGATGAACTTGGTATTGATTACGAAGACTTGCCAGACGATCAGCCAGTTATGTTAGAAAATGGAGTAGTCTTATTTGCTGAAGTTGCAGACGCTCTTGAAATATTTGAAAATCCATCAGAAATTTTAGGTGCAGTATTTACAGATCCTGGTAAGGCTCTTACTGCTGTGGCTAACATTGGTGCAGACATGACACCAGAACAACGTGAGGAATCACAAACAGTGGTTGTTGCGTCCATTATTGTTGGGCAGGTAATAGCATCAACTAATTTAATAACAGGGAGGATAAGATAATGAAGAAATGGTTAAAGGATAAGTTTCGTGAAACATTAAACCAAACATTCACCCTTCTTGGGATGTTCGTAGCATGGGCAGTACTTGACGGGTCTGCTAAGACAGTGGTTGGGTGGGCAATTATGCTATGCGTAGTTGTGTGGTTATTTTCAATGAAGTTTAGAGAACAAAAGGAGGAAGAAGATGGCAAACAAAAGTAACGTAGATATAACAGTAGTTGACAAAGAGACTGGAGAAGAAGTAATTGGTTCCAAAGCAGTAACAAATGTATGGAATATATTCTTCAGAATTGTTGCAGTATTTGCAGCATCTGGTCTATCAATCATTGGTGCAGGTTCCCTAGTAGGAATTGATACCCTAACTGCTGTTATTATGGCAGGTACGCTTGGTGTTGCTACCGTTGTTGAAAAGCTCGCAAGAGCATTCCTAGACGATGGCAAGCTAAGTGCTAGTGAAATTAACTCAGCATTTAGTTCAGTAGACAAAAAAGCAGAATAGAAAGTAAGATATAATATAGTAGGGGAGTCCCCACAAAGGACTCCCTTATTCTATAGAAAAAAGGAAATGATTTAAATGGGTTCACCAATTGTTGGAGGTAAGGTTACAACACCTTACAAGAAGCTTGGAAAAATGTGGTCAAAAGGATACCATACAGGTGTAGATTATGCTTGTAAAGAAGGCACAAACATTGTTGCTGTTGCTGATGGCAAGATTGAAAATGCTAACTGGGGAGCCAGCTATGGCACACAGCTAGTCCAAAAAGTTGAAGGTGGCTGGGTAATCTATGCACACCTTTCAAAGGCTCTAGTTAAGGCTGGAGACGTAGTAAAGAAGGGTCAGCATATTGGAGAGTCTGGCAATACAGGAAACTCTTCAGGTCCTCATCTTCACTTTGAAATGAGAGATAATATTAGATGGAGTTCAGGTAAGGATATTGATCCTGCTAAGATTCTTGCATCTTAATATATCAAAATAACAATTGCCCCTAGAAATAGGGGCTTTTGTATTTAATAAAACTATTTATCATTTTGTTATAATAAAAACTTGATTCTATTGAGTATTTGTGGTATTCTAGAATAATGCGTATCAGAACCTTGGTTCCGATTGCCCTTGTTGCGGTTCTTGCAATTGCATCCCTACCAACAAGCCACAGTCAGACCAGTGCTAATGCACCGCAAAATGTAGTAAGTAGAATCAGTGAAGATAGAAGTATTGAAATTGCTAAACTTGCAACATATGAAAAAGAAAAGAAGAAAGAAAAAACTAGAGGTAATGAAAAAGCTTCTAGATCCAAGAGAGCTAACTCTCTTGCTGCAAAAACTAATCAAGCTTTTGCAAAGTCCTATATGGAGTCCAAGTACTCTTGGGGCGAAGACCAGCACTCTTGCCTTGTGAATCTATGGAATCGTGAGAGTGGTTGGAGGCATACTGCTGACAACCCAACCTCAAGTGCCTATGGTATCCCACAAGCACTGCCTGGAAGTAAGATGGCAAGTGCAGGGGCAGATTGGAAAACAAATCCAGAAACACAAATCAAATGGGGTCTAAAATATATTGACAAACGATATGAGACTCCCTGTGGAGCATGGAGTGCATTCAAGAAAAAGGGCTGGTATTAATTTACTAGTTTAGTTAAGCGTCCTGAGTATGACACCATAAACTGCTCATTTTCTACTTGACAAATCTTTTATATTTTGCTATAATATTTTAACAGTTGCCAAATGGGGCTGTAATTAACTCGCTTAAAAGGAGCAAAAAAATGGTAAGTACAACTATGTCAACAATTAATCCATTTATGATTGGATTTGAAAGCCTATTTGACAGGGCAAACAGTATGATAAATGAGTCATCATATCCTCCATATAATGTAATCAAAATTTCGGATGAGGCTAAGGCTGATCAACCAGAAGGATGGGAATATTGGGACTATGAAATTCATTTAGCTGTTGCTGGATTTAAAGAAAATGAAATAAAAGTCTATAGAGAAGGCAATGTTTTAACAATTAGTGGGGAAAGCAAAGAAAAACCTGAAGATGGCTTTACTTATATTCATAAAGGAATTAGTTCAAGAAAATTTAAAAAGCAATTTACTCTTTCTGAAAACGTTAAAGTACTAGAAAGAGGAGTTGGATTTGATGAAGGAATCCTTAAGATCTGTCTAGAAAATATTGAACCTAAACCAGGTATTGAATACTATGAAGTTTATTAACAACTAATAAATCAAAAGTCCTAAGCATGACTTAAAACTGCTTATTTAAACTTGACAATGCAAAGGATATAGTGTAAAATCTAGATATGGATAAATTAAAAGTTATTATTGAAGAACCCAGTGGCTCAAGGAGATCATTCTTTTATAGTGTAAAGAGTGAAGAAGAAGCAAGAGACATTGCAGAAGGTATTGAAAAAGAGCTTAAGCCTAACTTTAGTATGGCATCTTGGAAGTATACAAAGGAAAAAAAGTGAAAACAGAAGTAATTGATTTCTGGGCTACATGGTGTGGTCCATGCAAACTAATGAATCCAATTCTTGACGAGGTAGAAAAAGAATATTCTGATCTAACTATTACAAGAATTGATATTGATTCTAATAAAGACATGGTTGAACAATATAATATTCAATCAGTTCCTACCTATGTTATCTTAAAGGATGGCAAAGAAGTAGATCGTATCATTGGTGCAAAGCCTAAGTTTGCTTTCTTAAAGAGAGTATTCCCAGAAAATGGCTGAAATTATTTTATTAGCAATATTGGTAACAAACCTATTTATTCTTAATGAGATCAAAGAATATACACTGGGTCAAAAGTCTAAAGAAAAAGAAAAAGAAACTATCTTAAGAAAGGGATTAATGTAATGTCAAACACACTAGAGCTGGTAGTTCAAGAACTACAAAACCGTATTGGTCAAATTACAACTCAATATGAAACACAACTTGCAGTTTTAAAGGCACAGGTAACTGAAACACTTCAGGCAAAAGATGAAGAGATTAAAAATTTAATAGAGACTATTGAATCTAACAATGAGGAAAAATAGTGGGAAAGCATCATGATAAAGTTGCAAAGGCTTTAGAAACTAGAATTAATAACGTCCCTAATAGGGGTGGGTATAACAAGCCTGGATCTATGAACAAGAAAAAAACTGGATATGCAAAAAACCGTTAGTCCTTTATCATATAGGAGAACTGGTAACAAGTTAATTATGCCTAGAGGGTGTGAGCTTCCAACTTCAATAATAGAGACTGCAATAACAAAAACAAATGAGGTATTCAAGGACTTAACAAAAGCTGCCCCTTACGTTTATGAACTTCTTGGAATGAGAAACTTAAGTGCTTTTGTAGGTGCAGCATTTGCAAGAGAGCTTCAAGATGCTTCAATGGGTATGCTAATATTGAATCCACATCAAGATGGATATCCAGATTTACTTCTGCTAGACGAATTTGGAAGAAAAGAGTTTGACAAGGTTAAAGATAGATTATATGCCAAGGAGCCATTTAGTCCATTTCATTCAGGTGGTATTGAAATAAAGGCAACAGTTGGAGACGTTCCATCCGAAAAGCAGTTATCATTAAAGGGGCTAAGAAAGCCTCAAATTGGCGAAACTAGAGTGCAGTTGGTCTCAGGGATTAGCTGGAAAGCACATCATCGTGAAACCAATAATCTACTTTCAATAATTTGGGATTTTAAAGATTCAATTCCAGCAATAATGGTGGCTTCATATGCTTCTAATCTAATAGAAACCGATTGGGGCAAAATAGTCCAGCCAAAGGAAGGTGGTGGGCGTACTACTAGCGTTTCAATCATTAATAAAAGTGGCATCTCCAAGATACTAAATAATACACTGTTAATTGTTGATGACTCTCGCTATATAAACTTGGTTGAAAAAAACATTGGAAACAAACTTAACTTAATATAATTAAATATCAATCCCCAATAGCTCAATCGGCAGAGCGTCAAACTGTTAATTTGAATGTTCCTAGTTCAAGTCTAGGTTGGGGAGCAGCAGTATATGTTGGTCAGTTGCATATACTCCCACATGTTATATGGCATGGCAAACTGACTCTCCCTTTGTAGCTCAACGGACAGAGCACATCGTTTCTACCGATTAGGTTGGGGGTTCGATTCCCTCCAAAGGGACTTAAGAAATACACATATATAATAGAACTACTATGTATGAGTACCGCATAAAGAAAGTATTGAGGGTAGTTGATGGTGACACTATTGATGTTGACATTGATCTTGGCTTTAATGTTTCGTATACACAGAGGGTAAGGCTTGCTGGTATTGATACTCCAGAATCTAGAACTACTGATCTTAAAGAAAAGGCACTTGGTCTAGAGGTAAAAGAATACCTTAAGCATTTACTTGAGGATGCTGAAGATATAGTAATACAAACAGAGAAGCCAGATAGCTCTGAAAAATATGGTCGTATTTTAGGCTGGCTATTTATTAATGATGAAGACACTTCCCTTAATGAAAAAATGATTAATGAAGGCTATGCCTGGGAATATGACGGGGGAACAAAGAATAAAGACTTTGACTCCCTACTTGCTAAAAGAGCCAATTCCTGATATAATATAAGTCGGAGGCAGACGCTCTTACTTAGAAAGTAAAAAATAATGAAAAATAGGCAAACTATATTGGATAGTCCATATGTTGCTACAGTTGTAATTAATAAGGATATTGCCCATTGGTGGGTAAGTGGCAAGAATAGTAAAAGTACAAAGCTAATGTTTAGATATTCCCATAGCGTTAGCGATAACGATATAAACTCTTACCTACCCATGCAATGGGGACTTATTAAAAGTCTATGCCAATATACAGATGGCATGGATGATATTTCTAATGAGATTAACGAATTAGATAAAGATACAAAAGCATATATTATTGATTCCCATTTAAAAAATAATATGAATAATTTTGATAACTCTACAAAAACAACAATAACAGTTGATATGTATAATCTATTAAAGTCATTTAATTTTAAACAGCCTCAAAAAGCAATAGCAGAATTTGAATCAATCCTAACTGGGGAAAAGGTAGAAGTAGTTAATATTGCTCAAAGAATTGGGTATGCAAAAAGAATGGGTTATATAAAAGCATGAAATTCTCACACTCAATAGCTGAAATACTTATCCTATCATTCGTGGCATTAAATTGCTATGTAAATGTAATAAGATATTCCTGGGATAAGAAGAAGAAAAAAGCATATATAGAATCTATTGGCAGCGATTACAAAAAATAAAAATTCGCAAAAAATCGGCGTAAATAGTATACATATGCTCAACATGAGCAACTATATTATATATAAGAATATCCCCTATAAAAGAAATATGCAATAAATTGCAATATACAAATTTCGGGGGGATGAATAAATCTTCTCATTCTTACCTATATAAACTATATAAGAATAACTAACTATATAACATATAAGAGTCTTAAATGATGCTTCGCATATGATCATATAAACCAGAAGAAAGTCTCTTACAAGGCTTCTATGGGCTTTTAAACACTATAATATAAGTACATCTGATGAATTATATGATATTTATTGAATGATAATGGATAGAAATGGAGTATAGTGGAGGGAATTGGGTGAGGGGGCATATCATATCTTAATCGTAATGTCAAATCCTTGTATATGGTGTGTTTATATTCTGGCAAATTCTATATACATTTTAATAAAAACTGGCATTTTTTAAGCTCTTTCGTAATCTTTTTTAAAGATTCTTATATATAGTTATATAGGTGATATGAATACCAGGAATATTTATACCCCGCAAAAAATGGGGGAATTTTTAAGGGGTTCGTAATCTTTTTTAAGAATGTAAAATATCAATTGGATATATACATTGAGGAGAATTATTTATGGCAACTTCTAATGCCTTCGTAATCTTTTTATTTGGATCTTTCCAGGTATATGAAGTATCTAATGATCC